TTTTGATCTGAACCAGCGCCGTAAATTTAGCGTCACCAATGATGCTGGAGAAACTGTGCTGGTTCTTTATTTCAAGCCCATCACACGAGCGGACCGCAAGCGTGCCAGCACGTTGGCTGGTTCTGAAGAGGCATTGGACATCAGCACGCAGATGCTATGTCAAATGGCAGAGCTTGAAGATGGCACTAAAGCCTTTGCCTCTGCTGATGCTGCCAAACTGCAGCGAGAGCTGCCGGAACGTGTGCTAAATGATTTAGAGCTGTTCCTGTTCGGGCTAGGTGGTGACGGCAATATAGATGAAGCAAAAAACGATTAGAGGAAGACTCTTGGTTGTTCTTTGAGTTCTTCCTGGCTACTAAGCTCGGGATGACAGTTAGTCGTTTGCGTAGCGAGTTGACGGACGCTGAGTTTGTTCATTTTGCAGCCTTCTACGAGATAAAAGGCAAGCGCGAAAAAGAAGCAATGGATAAGGCAAAGTCAAAACGGTAGACTGACTCTATAGGGAGGTATCGCCGTGGCTGTTTCGGTTGTAGACGTACAGGTAAGGACCGGCGGCGCGGTCAAAGAATTAAACCGTCTTGAGCAGGCGTCCAAAGGTGCAGCGGCTAGTATCGCAAGCCTTGTTTCTACTCTTGGTGCAGGTTTTGCTCTTCAACAAATAGTACGTACAACATCACAGTTTGAATCTGTTTTAAGTGAGATTGGCAAAACTGCAGGCGCTAGCGAAAAGGAAATCACGAAGCTAGCAGAAAGCCTTAAGCAGTTGTCTGCCCCAAGTAAAACAAACCTAGCGCCCACGGTGTTAGCCGAAGGTGTCAAAGACCTTGTGGCGCAGGGTTTGAAGCTAAATGACGCAGTGGCGTCAATGGAGACTCTTGGGAAGGTTGCCGTGGCAACTAACTCGGAATTGACTGATGTCACTAAGACTGGTTTTCAGCTACAAAGCGCACTTAAGATTAGACCAAATGAATTAAAACAAACATTTGACGCCTTGGCATTTGCTGGCAAGGCGGGTGCATTTGAACTGAAAGACATGGCTCAGTTCATGCCTACCATTGCATCTGCTGCAACATCACTAGGCATCCGAGGCAAAGAAGGCGCGGTTGCCTTGGCGGCAATGATGCAGATGGTTCGCAAAGATGCCCCCGGCGCTGCTGAGGCATCTACACGACTGACGGATGCGTTATTGAAAATGACGGCACCGGAGACCGTCAAAAACTTTAAAAAATTTGGTGTAGACATTGAAAAAGTTCTGAAGGATGCAGTGGCAAAGGGTATCAACCCTATGGATGCTGCAATCAAAGAATTGATTCGTGTCACGGGCAAAGATACATTTAAGTTATCGCAGATATTTGGCGACAAAGAAGCCAAATTGGCATTGATGGCGCTGATGAAATATAAAAAGGAATACGAAGAGCTTAAGGCTGCTGCAGGTGGTGCAGCAGCGGCAGGTACTGTACAAAAAGATTTTGAAGCATCCCTAAAAACATTTAATGGACAACTGCAAACTTTGCAGTCTTCTGGTGAGCTATTAGCGTTGTCGCTGGGCAGAACGTTGCTACCAGTGTTGTCTCGATTCATTGAGGAGCTTGTGCCGCTTGCTAACGGCATTGCTGAATTTGTGCAAGGTATTGGGCAACTACCTAAACCTGTGCTCGATGCAGTTGTTGAAGTAACCAAGCTAGTTATTCAAATTACGTTACTGAAAAAGTTTATTGGGTTGATAGTTGGCGCAGCCGCTTTGTTTAAGGGTGCAATGGCTTTGCTGACTGCCCAGACAGCAATGGCTGGTGCAGCAGCACTTACGGGAAACGCAAAATTGGTTTTACTTCAAGGAGGTATTACAGGAACTGGACGTGTTGCGGCAATAGCAGCGCCGTTAGTTAATACTTTAGCTGCAAGCCTAAGAGCTTTGTCGCTCATTGGGATTGTCACCACTGGTATCAACTATGTAAGCAACGTTGTTGGGGAAGCAAAAAGTATTGAAGAATTGCAGAAACGCAGAGCAGCAGGAGGTGCTGCAGCAGCATTCAAAGGCGCTACTCGTGAGACAGTTGTCAGCGCACAAGCGGGGCAGCGAAAAGCTTTGTTGGCACTGCAAAAAAAAGAAGAGGAGCGACAAAAAAAATTGGCGAAATCAAGTCCATTATTTCAAATACCCGTAGTTGGACCCTTGGCTCTGACTGCGATGTCGCCGTTTATGGCAGCAGAGCAAACAAGAATATCTGAAGAGCAACAATTTGCAAGAGGAGTATTAGGGCTTAATCCTAGTAATTTCAAACCTGAGGCAACAACTCAATCGAATCTTGATGACTCTTCAGGAGTTGGCATAGATCCACTGACCAAGCAAAAGAATAAAAAGCCACGCGAGAGTCAAGTGCCTGAGCTGACACGTGAGCTTCGTTTATTGCAGCAGCAAACACAACTGCAGGGTCTGCTAGGTCAAGCTGCTTTGGCTAAAAACAAAGAGGATGAGATTCGCCTGCAGGGTATTGGTCGAGAAACTGAACTTCTGTATCAAGCCCGTGCTATTGAGCAAAGCTCTGTACCCCTACAAGAGAAACAGCTTGGTATTGCAAAAATTGGTGAACAACTGGCTCAAAGCCAAATTCAAACAGCACAAGAACTTGCGATGCTCGACTTGCAGCAACGTGAGACAGGCATTGAAAGAATCAAAACTATAGAAGAAGAGAACGAATTGCTGCAAGCAAAAATAAATGGCAATGAAGCAGAGGTTTTGCTTAGGCAACAGATTGCGCAAATAACGAAAGATACAAAAGGATTGGACGAAGGGCAAGTCAAAGCACTTTTAGAGCGCAACAACGCCCTCAAGCAACAGATTGATGCTGCCACTCAACTTAAACAGCTTTATGCCGACATTGGTATGTCCATTAAGGACGGTGTTGTTGGCGCTATCCAAGGCGCCATTGATGGCACGAAGAGCCTGCAAGAGGTTGCCACCAACTTGCTGAATAACATTGCCAACAAGCTGCTGGATGTAGCTGTCAACTTTGCCTTGTTCGGCGCCATGTCTGGTACGGGCACTGGCGGTGGCTTACTCGGTGGCTTGTTTAAACCGCGTGCCAATGGCGGCTCCGTGATGGCTGGTCAGGGCTATTTGGTCGGTGAACGCGGCCCTGAACTGTTCATGCCGGGTCGCAGTGGTGGCATTGCCCCTACCGGTTCTTTTGGCGGCGCTGGCAATATTGTGGTGAACGTTGATGCTGGTGGCTCTAACGTGCAGGGCGACGGCGCACAGGCCAACGCACTTGGTAAGGCCATTGGTATTGCCGTTCAGCAAGAATTGATTAAACAGAAGCGTCCCGGAGGCTTGCTCGCCTAATGGCTACCTTTCCTGCTATCAACCCAACCTACGGCGCTTCTAAGGCCAACCAACCGATTGTCCGCACGGTTCAGTTCGGTGATGGCTATGAGCAGCGTCTAACCTACGGGCTAAACCAAAATCCAAAGGTATGGACACTGACATGGCAGAACATCACTGAAGCCAACAGTGACACCATTGAAGCGTTTCTAGATGCGCGTGCAGACGACAATGCCGCGTTTGAGTGGGCGCCTCCTGATGAGGCAGTGACTTATAAATGGGTCTGCCCGCAGTGGGACAAAACGATTACATATAACGGTCGGGCAACAATTACGGCGACGTTCCGCGAAGTATTTGAACCCTGATGGCATACGCATCTTGGGCTGCTACTAATAGCTACAGCGTTGGCAACATCGTTCGCGCCACCACGCTGCAGGCTTCTGGCTTGGTGTTCCAGTGCCAAGTTGCTGGCACTAGCGGCGCTACTCAACCTACGTGGCCAACGGATATTGGCAGCACCATCACCGATGGCACGGTTGTCTGGACGGCGATTAGCAGCGTCTACGAGGAGCTGGCCGCGCTGGCACCGAGCGCCATCATCGAACTGTTTGAAATGACGCTGGACACTGCTTTGCACGGCAGCAGCGATACCTACCGCTGGCACAACGGCTGCAACGCCAACGTCACCGGCAACATCACCTGGAACGGCAACGCTTACGCCCGCTTGCCCGTCAAGGCTGACGGCTTTGAGTACAGCAACACCGGCACGCTCCCGCGCCCCACGCTGACCATCAGCAACCTGGATGGCAACATGACCACGCTGCTGTTGCTGGTCAACGCCACCACACCCGGCAACGACCTCGGTGGCGCCACCGTCAAACGCATCCGCACCCTCAAGAAATACCTAGACGGTGAAGCCGCCGCCGACCCACATGCCAAATTTCCCGATGAGGTCTGGTACGTGGACCGCAAAGCAAGCGAAAACCGCGACTCTGTGAGCTTCGAGCTGGCCAGCAAATTCGATCTCGCTGGCGTGATGATCCCCAAGCGTCAAATCATCGCCAACATCTGCCAGTGGAAATACCGCAGCACCGAGTGCGGCTACACCGGCAGCAACTACTTTGATGTCAACGACAACACTGTCGGCGTGTTGGCCGAAGACCGTTGCGGCAAGCGGCTCAGTTCGTGCAAGTTGCGATTCGGTGAAGTCGCTGAACTGCCATTCGGATCCTTCCCCGGTGCCGGTCTGACCCAATGAAACTCAGCAAATCCATCCAAGAAGCTGCCCTGGAGCACGCAAAGGCGGAATTTCCAAGGGAATCCTGCGGTTTGGTCGCCGTGGTCAAAGGCCGCAAGCGGTATTTCCCCTGCCGCAACATGGCCGAAACACCAGACGAGCACTTGGTGCTGGATCCCGTTGACTACGTTGCTGCCGAAGAACAGGGCGAAATCGTGGCGGTGGTACATAGCCACCCGAAGACCAACCACGCCCCATCGCAAGC